TGCATTGAATTCCATTTTACATATTCTTTCTTATTTCCTTCTTGTAATGCTTCTAACATTTTTAACTTGTATTCTTTTCTCAAAGGTTTTAACGTAGCAATAGCATTCGGTAATAATCCTAACTTATCGGTTCTATAATACCTCATATCCTCTTGTTTTATATTAGAGAAGTTCCTTGGTGTTTTAAGATTAACAGCAAATTCAGTTTCTTTGCTAGATTTCGTTTCCCAAGAAATATTTCTTGCTAATATACAAGAGGGATATAGCGAAGCAAAATCAAACGCCGCTACGTTGAGATGTAATCCATTAGTTCCTTCGTCTAACGGATTGTAAATCATCGCCCCATCGTATTGTTTCTTCTCTCCATACTTACCAGTGGGTGCTTTCCAAAATGCATTACGCATGAAATATGTGCTACCCATGTGACTTACGAAAAAACAATCTTCAAAAGGTGCTTTAATCAGTTTTTGAATCGCTAATACTCCTTCACTTAACCCCATCTCTTCGTCTATCTTATAGAGTAATTCAGCATCCTGTAAACAGTACTCTAAATAATTCTGAGTATCTTCTTCCCATGCTCTCATAAAGAATTCATTTCTATCTGTAAACTTAGAGTCTTTCTTTTTAGTCTCTCCAACAGAAACACTTGCACAATAATCTAAAGATGTGCTAGGTAGTGTTCCACGTTGAGCATCATTCCATTGACGTTCAAATGCTAAATCTAAATTTAAACATAATCTTCCTTTAATTGGTTGTGCTATATTACTATAATCAACACTACCTAATGCTTTGTAACTTACACCTTTTACTTCTTTATATGGAGATAACTTTCTAGGGTCTATATCATTCTCAAATAATCTTTTAATTAATTGTGGAACGTCAGACTTTAGACCCCACCAAGCAATTAGCATATCGGGGTCTTGTTCTTGTAATGTATTTGCGAAATGTTCAAGCATATCTTTTTCATTATCAAAAATATGTCCTTCATAATTATCATTAAAACTTACTCTAGTTGGGTCATTAGGAAACCATACCCACTGATACGATTTACCACTGTAATTATCATAAACTGCAATAGTAGTAATAGCCCCTGCATCTTTATGAGCATCGGGCAACCATTCCATATCCCAATACCATTTTCTCATTTCATATTCGGGAACTCTATCCAGTTCATCTACACAGTATCTTCTAAGTATCGGTACATCTCCTTCCCATGTATTTTTAAATGGTCTTCTTGCATCCTTCATATCTTTAGGGTGTGAGTAAAAAACTTTAGTTAAAGTATGACCTTCTAAGTTTCTCCAATTACCTTTTTTATATTCATAAAAACCTGTTTGTTTGACTGAATCTTTACCTATAATATGATGCTTAGTTTTGTAAGTATCGGGTTTATTGTCGATAGACCTAATGAAGAAATAAGGTTTAAAGTCTGAAATGACTTTTTCCTTTCTTATTTTATCCTTATCTCTCCATCTTATTTTTATACTTCTATCGTTATCAGTCCAAGTTATTATCATTATATTCCCTCCTTGTTACAGGTTCTATTTGATTGTCCCAAACATCGTTTCCTTCTATATCTTTTTTCCAGTAACTAAAACTAAAAAGTAAATCATCTTTTAAAATTCTTTCAAGTATTATATCTTGGGCTAAGTTATGGGCTTCTTCTTCGGTATAAGCGTCCCTCTGAAACGTATGCCCTCCTGTAAAATACTTCCATTTTTTGTGTAAAATACTTTCTTTTTTGGGCCAAAAATGGATAACATATGTGTGTATATAAGGAGATTCTTCATTATTCCAGAAACCCTCACCATCTTCCCATAATTCTAATCCATATTCAACATCATGACATGTATAAATTTTATCATATGGGTCACTCAATTTATTAGTCAAAACTCCGCCATCCCAACCCATATTAAACACCTAATCTTGGCGCTCTAATTATAGCGCTATTTTCTGTAACCATTATTATTGGTTGATTATCTCCAATAAAGATATTTATTTTATCGTCTTTATTAAAGAACTTATGTAGTGGTCCGCTAAATACAACTGTAGCGGATTCGCCTATATTATTACTAAATGCCATTTCTTCTCTATAAGAAGAAGCAATCTCTTCAGATGAAATAACAAACTTTGCATCTGTTAAGTCATCTGTTTCTTTAAAGTCTAATTTATATATTCCGTTATTTACTATCTCACAGGCATCTAAAGATTCCTGTAGTTCTGCTCCAGTAACTTGTACTCCACACTCTACTTTTATTTCACCTAAAGATAATAATTCCTCTAAGTTTTCATTATAACTTAAAGGCCATTGATTTATCAGACGTTCTATTCTACCTTCAAATGGGTGTCTAACTACCATTGGCATTGTTGCTCTTTTACCGCCTGATTGCATAACAACTGTAGTACCAACATCTAAAGTAATAGAATCGGACATTTTATCTAAGTACTTTTTTAATGTATCCAATTCTAAGATAAAAGAATATTCTTCTGTTTCACAGTCTACCGATATACTCTTACCACATACCGTTGATTCATCTGCATTAAACATAATTAATCTGTTATCTTGTAATTGAAACTGAATGTATTTACCCAAAGACTTTGAAGATAATCCTCCAGTCACCGACCATTTTCCTTTTAGTTCAACATTTTTCAATGCATCTTTCATTTCTTTTTTATCAAATTCTAATCTCATTTCTAATCACCTTGCTCTCGCTAGTGAGGAATGACAAGAGGCCACCTAACTCCCCTTTACTTGTATTTTAATGTATCAACACGTCAAATGATTTTTGTCATTTTTATTTAGTAAACCTCACTCTTGCGAGTCTCAAATTTCCCTGTTTCTTAGGTCGGGGATACCATTCCATTTGGCTTCTTTAGAGTTAGACTCAAAGATAGTCCAAGTTTTACCAACTAAGTTGGGGTTTGTTTTACTTGCCTTTAACCTTGCAACATATTTTGTGTTGTTACCAACTGATTCATCCCTAATGCTAATCATCTGCATCATTTTATCGGGAACATCTTTATTCCAATTAGCAACTAACCCTGTTATAGAAGGATTATTAAAATCCTGATATGTTGGTTTAAGATGTGTAATAAATACTTTATCACATTGCAGTTTTAACGCACTAATAAATACCTCATTATGGTCTATATTTCTAGCACCATAGGCAGTAGGAGGTATAGGGTCCATCATTTTCTTTCTGTCACCCTTTACTCTTTCATACCTTAATTTATTAGTTACACAATCATTCCATTTATCCATACCATCCATAACAAACGCTCTAACATTAGTATTTTTATCTGCAATCATTTCTTCTGTTTCTCTAATGAAGTTTAATGCATTTTGCATAGTTAAAGCATAGTTTTCTGTACCATCGGTATTATGATGATTTGGGCAATATACATAGATGTTAGGGTCTGAATCCCAACATGATTTCCATGTTACCTCAGCACCATCATCAAAATCTAAAAAGCGTAGTATGGCCCCATCTTTAATTTCTTTATCAGTTCTTAAGTCAAGACCTAATCCTGATTTACCTTGTTTGGCTTTACCTTCAATTGATAAAACCAAAAAGGAATGTTTTCTTTTTAGTTGTGCCTTTCTTGCTTCTGCTGTTAGTTTTTTCCACTGTTGGTATTGAAGTTCTTTTTGTACCTCTGGACCAACCGCTTGTTTTTGGTTTGGTTTACTCATTGTCTTTAAACTCATCAGAACCATTCCCCATTATCTTCCACAACAACGGTATTTACTTCAGCGCTTCCATGTCTATCAATAGCATACAATCCTAAAACATTAATTGAAACAGGTCTTAATTCTCCTGTTTCTCTATCTGTTCCTTGGGAAGTTCTACCGCAAACAATTACATTACTACCAATACCGAAATCAATATTGACATAAGAAGGAACCCAACATGTTACTGATGAGTAACCTTCTCCATCCCAATTAAAGTCAGCATTCAAATCACTAAGATATAGTGTTTGATTTCCGTTAGCAGTTTGTTGTAAGTTCATGTTCTCAACATTACCATCTGTAACAATAATTCTTTCATCTGATTTCTTGTGTGAATTATCTGTATGTGCTGATTGTAAACCAGTTAGTTCTACTATTCTTTCACCTAATGTAGATTGTACCACTTCAATAATGCTATCTTCTAACTCTAAGTATTGTAGAGAAGATACTGTACTACCATCTTTTCTAGCACTTAGAATATTAGCATTGTTTGAATTAGGAACACAAGTAAATGAACACCAACTAAATGTTGTTGGTGAAAAGTCTTTACATTGTTCTCCACTCATTCTTAACTGATATTCTTGGTATTCACCATCATCAAGTTTACCTACAAAGAATAACCTTCTTGACCATGCTTCAGCAGGTAAAGGTTTTCCGTATCTAGGATTAGGTTGACCACTAGCAAATGCTTGTCTATTATCTACAGGGATAATCCATTTATCGTCATCAACTTGCATTCCACTATCAGGTATTTTTTCCATAACTTTAGTAACCATTTCACCTTTAGATAACATGGTAACTTCATGTCTTCCATCCTCTAAAGATACTGCTACTGCTACACTTCCAGAGTTAAGACATGCTGTTGCATCTCTTTGGTAATCAGCAAGTAAATTGTTTCTTCTATTTTCTTCCCAATCTCTAGCCCCTTCAACTGCGTAAAAGAAACCAGTAGCAGTTTTAGTATAAGTAGGACCATCGTATTCCGTGGCCCCGCCCTCTGCTTCTTTTTTCCTTGTCGCCATTTGTTGAGAGAATTTAGACCTAAAAAGACTTCTTGCGATTTTAAATTCGTTTTCATCTTCTAGGTTTAAATCATGCTTTGCAACTATATCCTCATAGTCTGCTTGTGCTTGTTCAACACTAACGCCTAATTTTTCTGCGTATTTTTCTATTTCATTTTTCATTTCTTCTTTCATATATATTCCTCTTTTTATTTTATTTATTTTATACTAGTCAATAGACTAGATTTATTATCCGTTTGGATTATTATCTTAGTTGTGATACTAGCCATGAGACTAGTACTCTTGGAGTCATTCCTTTTCCACGCCATTCTGCTTCACCAACTGCTCTCAAATATTTGTATTTTGATTCATTATTTATGTCACTCTTAACAATAACTTCATGTAATCCATAGCAAATATCTTTGACAGTTTTTCCAGCGTATAATGCTCCATGTAATTCTTCTAATGCTTTTCCGTGTTTTCCTTCTTCTAACAAGTTCAATATTCCATCATACCTCTCAAGACTTTTATCCACCTGTTTTCTCAAACTCAATCCACTTGCAAGTGCGGCTTGCAATTCCGTTATTGTTCTACGAACATCACCGTTGTAATAACTTATAAAGGAATCCAAGTCCGCATCTGATGGATGTGGTTTTTCCTCTCTTGTCAGGATTGTCTTGCACAATGTTGAAATTGTAGAGTTATCCAGTTTACTAAAGAAGTAATTCGCACATCTTGATTGTAAGGGATAGATAATCTTACTCCTATCATTAGCAGTAATAATAAATCTAACATTACTTGAATATCTTTCCATTATTCTCTTTAATGCATTTTGCGCATCGGGGGTCATCCCATCCATTTCATCAAGTAATATGATTTTAAATGGTACATCACCTATTGCTTTTTGTTGTGCTATATCTTTAATAGTTGTTCTAACTACTTCTAAACGCCTATCATCACTAGCGTTAATCTCAAAATAGTTTGAGTCTATTTCAGACTGTAACATCTCTAATGCTAATATACCAGCCGCCGCAGTTTTACCTACTCCAGCCTGTCCGTATAATAATACATTAGGCATATCTTTTATTTCTATCCAGTTTTCGGCATCGAGTTTAAATGTCTCTTGCCCTATTAATTCGTATATATTTTTTGGTCTGTATTTTTCTGTCCATAACATTTTTTATTCCTCCTTAAAACCACCCTTCTAACTTAAGGGTTCTTTCGGGAATAATGGGAGCAGTTCTTGGTCTTGCTCTTTCTTTTATTCCCAGTACTCTTTTTTCTTCACTCTTTAATCTTTTACTTGCCCATGTATGAAATTCATCATCCATTAACAATTGGTTGATTAAGTAACCTTGATTCGGTTTAATCTTTAACTTTCTAAGTATAGTAGGTATTTTAGAATAACTACCCCTTTTAGGGAAAGTTAATCTTGAAAATATTCTACCATCATGTGAGTAAGCCAACAACTCATAAAAGTAATCTGATGACCACCTTCTCTTAACTACCCCATCTACAAACGTTAACTTATTAGGATGAAGATTCATTCCTAGCCAAGTCATTATCTGAACATCGGGTGGTTTATTATATTTTAAAAACTTTAGAACTAAATCTCTATTAGGGTTTTTTAGATAATCCCCTACTAAATCAAAAACACTTTTATTGATATTATAAGGTTCTTCACTTCTTGGTGCTAACCGCTTTATATTATCTATAAGGTGTTTCTTAGTTCCAGCCCTTTTAACTTTACAACAATTCTTAATTATCTTTGGAACATCTTTTTCATTATTAGAAGTTAATACAATAGAACCTTTCGCATTTCGTATTATATCCATCACAATATCCTTCTTAGGTTTGTAATGCACTTCTTCAATAATAATATCTTGTTCAACGGACTTCCAATCTCTATCTTCTAATTCATTAGCATAATAGATTAACACATCATCGTTATCTATTATAGCCTTAGCCATAGTGCTTTTTCCAGTTCCGCTTTTTCCTGTAATTAATATTGGTCTTTTCTTTTCTCCCATATTTATTAAACTCATAGTAATCCCTTTATCTCTAACATTCTGTTTAGCCCTTTTTGTGTTAAATGATGTTTATTAGAAAACAGTGTTACTGCTTCTAAAAATGAATCAAAATTATCACAATGTTGGGGAACATAGTTTGGTATAAGTTGAAATAGATTAATTAGGTTATCCGCATTAGTAATTCTAAGTACTGGATACGGTCTACTCTTCTTTTCTATTTCTTTTAAATAGGAATCTATACCACATTCCTTTAATGATTCTTGTAACAATACTAAAAACTCTCTATTCATAGCACGAATTTCTACTGATAATTTAATCTTATAACCAGTAGAATGTCTTACATTCTGCGCTATTGCTATTTGTGGTCTTGCTATTGCTATTAATATTCCTTCAAGTTGTTCTCTCGTAAACATCTTTCGACACTCCTATACATTCATGTAATAATCTTTGATAATTTAAACCATCAGAAATTATATCTTTAACTTCTTCCGCTTCTTTTAAATTATTAGGGAAAATCCATTGGATACAAACCCCTTTATACATATTAAGTAATTCTGCTTTTTCTTTATCTATTTCTTCTATTAATTGAGCATATTTATTTATCTCAAAATTATCCTTTATGGCATAGTTTAAAATTATATTTTCTTTAGTTCCTAAATCACCATATACCATAAAGGTGATTGTTGTTATTGAACCATATTCTTCGGTCCATTCTGCTTTAACATCTTCTGTATATTCTTTCATGAGTAACCCTCAGTCGTTAAGTTTCCTCATAGTTTCAGAATCCATCTTTGCTTTCTTTTGCATGTTTCTAGTTATCTGACATCCTAATCTAATTTTAGATGTAGATGGTAAATTCCAAAATACATCTTCTTCTAATCCATATGTAATTTCCATCTGTCTACACAACTGTCTTCTGCTTAAATTTCTTAACGACTCATCTATTTTTATACCTACTATTTCATCTGTAGGGTACTTAACAAATGTATCTATTATCACATAAACAACTCCCATAAAATAAAGTATCTTCTTTAAAATCCATTGTATCATATTGGGTGCGAGTAATCTGACCCACTTATACTTTACTTTACATTAAGGCTTCAACATCAGATATTGTGTTAATATCTGATACTGGTTTATCATTTCTAATTCTTAATAATCTAGGAAACCTTAACCCTAAATTATTGTCAGCATCCTTACTTACTAAATCTGCTGTAACCTCTAATACTATTCTAGGTAATAATTCATATGTGCCATCTACAACTCTTTGAACTATCTTTTTACCTTGTTGAGTTAAAGATATTAAATCTATATTCGAAAACCCAGTTCCAATACTACCAACTGGGATGAACTTAGTTCCATCTTTAACTGCTATATCATATGAACCAAATACCGTAGCCCTCTTGCCTTCACCGTATCTTGCTCCAGTAACTACAACATCTAACTCTATTCTTGGTGGTTTATACTTAGCCCAACCTTTAGAACGCTTACCACTTTCATAAAGAGTATTAAGGTCTTTAACCATTATACCTTCATAACCATCATTGATTGCTAAGTTATAGAAAGAGTCACTATCTTCTGTTACTCTAACTGCTTGTTTAGGTAATTTAAGGATAAACGGTAATCGTTCTCTTAATGAGTTATCCATTAAGTTTTCATGATTGAACATCATGCAATCGAACACAGCCAGTTCTACAGGACATTTTTCAATTGCTTCTTCGATGTCTTTCGAATGAATACGAGTTCCCATCTTCTTGAAAGGAGCAGGTCTGCCCTCACTTTCAACGGGATAAATCTCTACATCTATGATGAATGATTCTGTTATTTCCCAACTCCTTATTTCTTCTACTATATCAGGAAACTTATCTGTTACTATCTTTCCTTTACGATTGTATATGAGAACTGTAAGTTCATCAAAATAATGCTCTCCGTCAAACATTTTTGTAGGGCCTTTGTGTATTTGATACCTAGCGCCATCATACTTGTATTCAATAATGTGTTCTTTAGGCCATTTCTCTTTAGGAACTTCTTTCGCTAACATAGGTTTAATAAATCTACCAATTACTAAATCATTAGGTGGTGTTTGATTTGTTGTATAATACACGACTAT